TTTATATTCTTTTACTTTAAAACTTGATTTTTGTTCCAAGTCCCAGGTTCTTAATAATAAAAACACCCTGCTTTTCACCAAAATGCAGGGTGTTACTCCAATATCTCGATTTAACTTATTCCCACTCGATAATAGAAAATTATCCTGTGTTATGTCGGGTGATTTTTACTGGTTTTTATTATTTGTATTATTCATATTATCACCCTTATTTCTATTTCTGAAAAATTTCGGTACGATTTTGGTACGGTTCGTTCTCTCCTGGGTCCTTTTCCTCTTCAGGTAGTCTCCCCAGGTGCTCCAGGTAAAGTCTGGCCGCCTCGTTGTAAAAATCCGAGCGTGAACAAGACTTCTCTTCCTGGTTTCTCTCCTCGACGTACTGGTCGATTATTTCAAGTATGCCTATGGCCGTGTGCACTGTAATCGGTACGCGCCTTGTTTTGCCTTTTAGTGGTCTTCCGTATCCTGCCATGTTAATTTCACCTCTATTTCTGTCCCTTGTTTTCTTTCGATACCGGTTAAATCTTGTAGTTTATTCAAGAGCTCCTTTGGCAATATGAAGGCTGGCTCTGCTCCAAGGCTGGCGGCGAGTAATCGTTTCATTTCTATGCGATTTGTATTGTTGTACTCCTGGATTACTCTCTCGATATCATATTGTAAACTGCATAAGTTCGCCTCGGTTATTGGTTGATAGTAATAATTTTGAATAATCAAATCTATTGCAAGTCTTTTATTTGCCCAATTCGCAAAAACATTATAAATCTCCACAAAAAGCTCTCTGTCTTCTTCTGGTACCATATAAAACTTTTCAGGAGGTATGAATGTGAATTGCCTTGTTACATATGCTCTCAAGCTGTTTAATATTTCGTCAATTATTATATCGGCTGTGAGCCATTTTGGAAAATATACATTCATTGCTTACCCTCCCTGTTCTTTACTGCTGCGTCCACGAGCCTATCGAGCTGCTTCCTGATCTTCGGGTCCAAAGCCTGGATCCATCTTTCCGGGATCTCATTGTATCCGTATATTGCTCCGGCCAGGCCGCCGGTGATGGCCGCGATGGTGTCTGCATCTCCTCCGAGGTTGGCCGCTTCGATTATGGCCTCCTCAAAGTTCCCGGTTGCTGCTATGCTATGAAGTGCGCAGTTGAAGCTATCCACGACATACCCAGTGGGCTTGAGCTGCTTACTGGTTTCCAGGATGTATTCGCTTCCTTGGAGCGCGTCTTTTATAATCTGCAGGGCCTGTTCCTTATTAACCGATTCGATAATTAAGTGTATCATTTCCGTGTATAAATTGCAAGCTTCTGTTGATTTTTTATCCCAGTGCGTCATTTGGGCTATGGCTCCGGCTGTCTCTACTGCCATCAGGGTGTCCTTGTAATAAAGGCCTGGATAAACTGTGCGCATAAGCGCTCCATTGCCGCCGCTACGGCCTCCATTTACTTTGGAGGTATTTTTACTCGCCTCGAACCATTTTGCCTCGTCTAGCGCGTCATTTTGGCCCAGGAAAACGGCCCAGCGGATACTCATGCTGCAGGTTCCTCCGATGTCCTTCGGTCCGCTCTTGGCCCATGCAATGAACCTTTTTCCGATTGCCTTTATCGGGTTATCCGGGTCCTCTACAATTCCTTCGGCTACTACCAGGGTCATTTGGGTGTCGTCTGTTATTTCGCCTGGCTCCACGTTCATCCAGCCTCCGCCGATCATCTCTGTTACTCGACCATGCTTCCTGGCGATTTCCTCTTTGCTCATAAACTCCAGGGGAGCGCCTAACGCATCCCCTGTCGCTACGCCGTACAAAGCACCGGCGATTCTATTTCTAATATCCTTCACTATTGTTCCTCCTCTCTTTTCTACCACCATGTTACGCGGCGATCTACGACGATTTCGTCGTCTTTGTACTTGGTGTACTGGATCGGAGTGTCCGGCTCTCCGTTAAATTTGTTGTTGTGCTTCGTGCATAGATTGATTGGTCTGTCTGATATCGGGTCAGTGTCAACAAGAAGTGTTCCGTCTTCTCCTTCGTATACCGGTCTGTCCCAGTTATCGTACCCTGAAAACTTGAATAGCCTTTTCATTTCTTCTCCTCCTCGATCGTCTTTTCTGTGCACTTGCTGCACAGGTCCTCTTTTACCCAGTAACATCCGCCTTCGCATGCATTGTATTGGGTGCAGCCACAAACTCTGCACTTCTGTTCTTCCTCGGCCTGCTCCTCTTCGTCGATGATGTATGCCATCATCTCTCTTAATTCGTTCTGAACTATGTTTCTGGTGAATGCTTCACAGAAAAGTTTCCGCATGTCCCTGGTGTTGATTCTGATATCCATGTCCACCTGAATTTCTTCGATGCAATGTTCCACAAGCTCTATGAGCTCCTTCTTGGTTCCATACCATTCGTCCCTGTATCCCATAGTCTTCCTCCTTCTCAATTTTTGAGAACATTATAAACCGCCGTTGGTAATTAGTCAATAAAAAAAGACCACCGGATACAATAAATACCCGGCGGTCCTTATTCATGTTATTCTATAGGGAGTGCCTCCAGCGTTCCTACGGTGAAGGTTTTCTGTTCTTTTACTGTCTGCTCGATCTTGGTCTCAAGCCATAGCATTAAGTCTCCATATAGGTCCTCTATCATCTGTTTTGCCTCGGTCGTGAGCAGTTGAAGGGCTATATTCTTCGCTGTGTTGAATGCTATCTTCTGGGCTTCCTCGTCAAATTTGCCCTGTTTCTTGAGGCTGTCGACGTATGTCTGGGCCGTATAGGTTACTGCCTGAAGGACTGCGTCTGTCGCTTCCTGGATGTATGTCCTGATGAGCTCGTTGTCAATCTTGGTCGTGGTCTGTTCAGCCTTGGCCTTCAGGTATTTTACCAAGTAGGTAACCAGCACCGGTATGGCCGGTATAACTACGACCTGGATCAGGGTTGTTAATATCTCTTTCATTGGAACTCCTCCTCTTATTGAAGTATCAAGTCTTCAAGCCTTACGGCTGCTGTGACTTGACCTTTTAGGCCTATTACTACTCTGTTGCCGTTTATCTGCTGCACATCATAAACGGTGTTATAAACGAAGCTGGCCAGGCTTCCTCCTGTGTATGTCTTGGCTCCGTTTTTCACCTTGACCTTGCTGCCGACCTTGATGGTTTGCTTTGGTGCTGGAGCCAGTGTTGCTGGCCCTGCTGCTACCTGGGTGCCGCCGGTGGTCGTCACATATACTTCAAAGCCTGCAGCTTTTACCTTGGCCGCCAATGCATCAGCATTTGCCTTTATGCTGAATGCTCCGACCTGGACTCTGTAAAGGTTACCGGACTTCTTAATGATTGCATCAAAGCCGGCTGCCTTTACTTTGTGATATTGAGCGTCTGCATTTGCTTTGACTGAATAGGCACCTGTTTGGACATAATACATAATGCCTGGATGTGGCTGCTGTGGTGTCGGCGTGACCGGTGCGACGGTCGCTTCAAGTTTGGCCATCATGGCCACTATGTCGGTTCCATAGCTTGCTGAAGGTGCCCATTTGCCTCCGAGCTGCTCCACGGTAGGTGCTGTGCCTTTAAGGTATGGGAAATGACGAGGATCCGGTGTTCCTGCTTTTGGGTATCCAGGAGCTCCGGCATAAAGTGCCAGGTGATCTACCTGGGCTTGAATTCCTTCCTCCCAAGATGTGAAGCGCTGGTGGGCGTTCGGATCGTTGTTTGCTCCTCCGGATTTTGTCTTCAGTCCACATGGGTTCTTGAAGCTGGCGTCCAGAACTCCTTTAAATTGACCATACCCGGTCTCTTTTGCGCTCTGGGTATATGCTACTACAGGGTTTACTCCTGCAGCTTGTGCAATCTTCCAGAATGTCTCGGCCAGGCTGATAAATAATTCAGTGGCTCCGCTTTTCTTTGCCCACGCTGCAGCCTGCGCTGCCGTTGCTGTCGCCTTCCCTATGATGGAATGGCCACCAGCTTGTCCTGTGGATCCTTCAGCCATTTTCTTGGCCACATCTGCTCTGAAGGTATCCATGTTCTTACCGTGTTTAGGGAACCAGTGCATTACGTCTGCGTGGTTGCTGGCTATTCCCAGCTTATTTCCTTCACTGTGGCAAATGAGCCATGGTTTTTCAGGCTTGATGTTGTATTCTTTGCAAAGGTACGCGCAAAGCTCCACAGCTTCCTGGTATACCTTGTTGAAATATACGGGATCTGTGAGGCCATCTTCGCAGATCTCGAAGCCTATATATCCGTTGTTGTTTGCGTTCTTTGCGCTGCCAAGGGAGCCGGATCCACTGTGCCATCCTACCATATCCCATGGTAGGGTCTGATATGTTGCTATGCTGCCGTCCTGCAGCTTCCCGATGAAAGCGTGGACGCAGACGCTACGGCCTCCTGGTGTCGGCGTGTTCCAGTGGTTATTGTACGGATTTTGGCCGAGCAGACCATCATCCGGGCCGACATACCTTTTCAGCCACGGGTTATTCGCGCCGGTACTGTGAACCATGATTCCCTTTACCGTGTGCTTTTTCCCCGATTTGTAGCAGTTGTTTTGAGTTAAAAGTAATTTTTTAAGGTTCATCCTTCAACCTCCTATTCCGAGTATTCCTCGTTATACTCTTGCTCTGCCATTGCAGAGTCATAAATGATGCCGCCCTTTGTATTCTCCTTTTCTGCCTTTTTGTAATAAAAGCCGGTAGCTGTGGCCAGCTCGGCAAAAATAGAAGGTATCAAATAAGCGAGCGGTGAAAGATCGCCAGTCATATAAATCATTCTGCATGAAAAAATGACCACTGAAATGGTCATTATCGATACTCCTACAAAAATGATCTTTGAAAATGCGATCTTTTTCTTGCCTTTAGTGCGCCTCTTCATGATCATGCCTCCTAATACATGTTTGGTATTGTCAAAAGTTTTCATATACTTTTAACTTTAACCCTTTGATTTTACTGTGTTTTATAAAAATAACTTGCTACCCCCCTCTTTTTGAGGTAAATTGTAATTGCCAAATATACAATTTTGA